CGCAAGGGGCTGGAAATGACCAGCCTTTTGCTCGTGTCTGTCTTCCGAAAGCTGGCATGAAAAGCACATAAATATGACAATTACAGGATTGAATGATCGTGTAGTTTAGCCGCTTGATAGTACTCCGGGGTGACGGTAATATACAGTCACCGAAAGGGGAAAACAACAAAAACGGAGGATACGACAATGACGAAGAACGAAGAACGCATCAATGAACTTTTCAAAGAACTGGTACCGGAGACGGGCAAGGCAGACAGCCTTGCAGGGGAGCTGGTAAGGGCAATGAGCCGCATCGGATACCGCTTTTACAACGACGGCGACCAGCTGGGCATCGGCTACGGCAAGGAAACCTGCAACCCTGCAGGACGGTTCCTTGGAGTCAAGGGCAACGATAAAATCGCAAAGCTGACTGCAGATGCCTGGGCAGTCTACAGCGAGGAAGCCTACGAAAAGGTTCTGGACATCCTTTGCGGAGCGGTTGCCGACTATGTCGAGCAGAACCCAGACCTTAGAAACCAGCCGACCGAAGATATGTGGGACTTCAAAGATGAGGAAGAAGACCAGGATGACAGCTGGGATGAGGAGGAAGATGACTGGGACGAAGAGGAAGATTACGAGGACGAAGACTACTAAGCCAGAGAAACACATGGGGCTTGCCGGAAACGGCGGCCCTTTTCTTCTGCCGTAATACGCACAGTTTCGGGGAAACATATTTGTGTAGTATAGCCGCTTGATAGTGTGTGACATAGACGGTAATATGCACATACCGAAAGGGAAAACCAAGAAAAACGGAGGAAACCACCATGAAGAAGAACATCACCAAGGAAGAGGAAAAAGCCCTGCTGGAGATCGCCAAGCGCCTGATGGCAGCGGTAGACAGCCGGGGCGACCTTGAAGCCCGCGACAATGACAGCGAGGACTTCATTGAGGTTCCGGTCTGGGGCATCCAGAAGGCAATGGAAGAAGCCTACCTGCTGGGACGGATGACCAGATAAACCGACAGCCCCACGACACAGCCCCACACAGGGGCTTGTGCCACGGGTGGCAAAACGATCCGAGTGAACCGACAACGCCCCAGATAGGGGCAGATGTGGCGGCGTGGATGCGCCAGGAGGAGAAGCACATGGAAGAGCGGATGCTGGATGTCATCGTGGAAATCTACAACCACATGGATGATAGCGATAAGGATGGCTTTACGCTGGAGGATGCCGAGGATATGGTGGAAGACCAGATCAGGATGGATAAGGAAGCCGGACGGGAATCGCTGGCATATGACCCGCAGTTCTTCTACGATACCATTGTGGAACTCATGGAGCAGGATGCAGAGTGATGTACATTCTGCCCGGTATTCCAGACGGAAGATCGTGTACTTTAGCCGCTTGCTATCTGCTGCACCTGACGGTAATATGCACATACCGAAAGGGGAAAGCCCCAAGGGAAAAACGAAAACACGGAGGAATTCACCATGAAAAAGCATTTGATTAACTTCCCGGAAAACAACATCAGCATCGAGAGCTTCTACGACCGACTCAGACCTTGCTACGACAGCATCATGCAGTTCGGTGACCGGGTTCTGGTTGCCCAGATGAACTGGAACGGCATGCTGGAGGGAGCGGTATACGGCTTTGTGGAAGACCCAGAGGAAGGCTGGTCACCGATTGAGTGCCGACTGGAACTTCTGAAGATTTCCGATGAGACCTACACGGATGCCGGACACGCAATCGAATGGTGCATCAAGAACGCACACTGAAAAAGGGCAGAGCTCCTTCGGGGGCTTTTGCTCGTAGTGGCGGATTCTTCCAGTGTGTAAATACACATAAATCCGACAAAAAGAGGTGTGTATGATCGTGCAGCATAGCCGCTTGCTATGTCCGGGCACTGACGGTAATATACAGTCACAACGAAGGGAAAAGCCCTACGGAAAACAAAACACACGGAGGATACAGACCATGACGAACAAAGCAAAAACCTACCTTAAGAACATTCAGGAAGCTGACACCGAGAAGAAGTTGATCGGCATCGAGATCGCCTTCAAGCAGGACATGACCCTCAGCTGCAACGATCTCGGAAGCCTTTGCAGGGCGGCAGAAGACAAGCGGTACAGCCTGCGGAATAACGAGGAAACGCTGAAGCTGAAGCAGATCCTTTTCTTCCGGACGAAAGCGGAGATGGATGCCTACCACGACATGAGCCGCAAGCCGGAAGGCTGGACGGAAGCGGAGATCGAGCAGCAGAGAAGCCGCTTCTGCAGCGTCTGGCAGGTCATCGAGGAAGCGGAGCTGGTCGATGAATACGAGGCTTGGAAGGAAGCCAACCCCAACGCCTAACAGCACCCAAAAGGTACACGCCCCGAAAAGGGGCTGTGCCTCGTATCCGATGTGTTTTATATAAAGTTGCCGAAATGGGAAACTATTTGTTAGTTATACAGAAAAGTTTCCTGTTTAGGAAAATGATATTTCGAGGACTTCTTTGGAGGTCCTTTTTCTTTACCCATTTTTGCAGAAAGGAGGAGATGCCAATGGCTACCAGAGGCAGAAAACCAAAGCCGACCGCCATGAAGGAACTGGAAGGTAATCCGGGCAAACATCCGCTGAACACCAGCGAACCGAAGCCCAATAAGAAAGCACCGGCCTGTCCGAAGTGGCTGGAGCCGGAAGCAAAGAAAGAGTGGCGTAGACTTGCCAAACAGATGGAAGCCATCGGCATCCTGACCGAAGTGGACATGGCGGCCTTTGCCGGTTACTGTCAGGCGTATGCCCGATGGAAGGAGGCAGAGGAGTTCATCACCCAGCACGGCACTATCGTCAAGACCCCGTCCGGGTACTGGCAGCAGGTGCCGCAGGTGTCCATCGCCCAGACCTATCTGAAGATCATGAACAAGTTTGCAGAGCAGTTCGGTCTGACCCCGTCCTCCCGAAGCCGGATCATTGCTTCGGACGGCGGTCCTGCGGATGCAGCTGATGAGATGGAGAATCTGCTGGGAGGAGGTGGAAGCTGATGGCAGAGTGCAGACCCCAAAACTATCCGAAACTGAAGGACTACAAACCCAGCCGGTTCATGCTTCCGACCTGCCATTACGATGCCGCAAAAGCAGACCGGGCAGTGACTTTTATCGAAAACCTGCGTCATACCAAAGGCAAGTGGGCGGGCAAGCGGTTCTGGCTGCTTCCTTGGCAGGAGCAGATCATCCGGGATGTGTTCGGCATCGTGGACGAAAAAGGGAACCGTCAGTTTCGCACGGCTTATGTCGAAATCGGCAAGAAAAATGGAAAATCCGAGCTTGCCGCTGCGGTGGCCTTGTATCTGCTTTTTGCCGATAATGAGCCATCTGCCGAAGTCTATGGTGCGGCGGCTGACCGCCAGCAGGCATCCATTGTTTTTGATGTTGCCCACCAGATGGTGCAGATGACCCCGGCACTTTTGAAACGGTGCAAGATCATGGCAGCCACCAAGCGCATCGTGAACTACGGGAACGCAGGATTTTATCAGGTTCTGTCTGCCGAAGTTGGTACGAAGCACGGTCTGAACGTGTCAGGTCTGGTGCTGGATGAGGTTCATGCCCAGCCAAACCGAAAACTCTACGATGTCCTTACCAAAGGTTCCGGTGATGCCCGTGAGCAGCCGTTGTTCTTCCTGATCACCACGGCCGGCACGGACAAGGAGAGCATCTGCTACGAGCTCCACATGAAAGCACTTGACCTGTTGGCCGGACGCAAGATCGACCACACCTTCTACCCCGTGGTCTACGGTTTGACCGATGAGGATGATTGGCACGATGAAGCCAACTGGTATAAAGCCAATCCCTCTCTCGGCCAGACCATCCAGATCCAGCGTGTCCGGGATGCATACCAGGAAGCACTGGATAACCCGGCAGAGGAGAACGTGTTCAAGCAGCTCCGTCTGAATATGTGGGTGTCCTCGTTGACCCGGTTTATACCGGAACACATCTACAACCTCGGCAATCAGCCAATCGATATGGAAGCCCTCAAAGGCCGTGACTGTTATGGAGGACTGGACTTGTCCAGCACCGGAGATATCACGGCTTTTGTGCTGATGTTCCCGCCCAGAGGTCCAGAGGAGAAGTACATCATGCTTCCGTTTTTCTGGATACCGGAGGATACGATCCCCCAGCGGGTGCGCAGGGCATCCGTTCCGTATGATGTCTGGTATCAGCAGGGCTACCTGATGGCGACAGAAGGCAATGTCATCCACTACGGATTTATTGAAAAGGTCATCGAGGAACTAGGCAAGACCTACCATATTTTAGAGATTGCCTTTGACCGATGGGGAGCCGTGCAGATGACCCAGAATCTTGAGGGGATGGGATTCACAGTCGTTCCTTTCGGTCAGGGCTTTAAAGATATGAGCCCGCCTACCAAGGAGTTCTACAAGCTCCTGATGGAAGGCAGGATCATCCACGGCGGCAATCCGGTTATGGCATGGATGGCGGGGAATGTGGTCGTGGATACCGACCCGGCTGGCAACATCAAGCCGACCAAGGCGAAGTCGCCGGAGAAGATCGATGGTATCGTCGCTGCGATCATGGCACTGGACCGCTGCATCCGAAATGAAGGTCAGCAGCAGGGAAGCGTCTACGACGAACGTGACATGATTGTTTTTTGATATGAAGATTTGGAGGAAAACACAATGAAGTATCTGATGAGTGCAGAATGGTGGAAGGCAGCCGGCATCCGTGCTGCAAAGACGATGTTCCAGACTGGTGCGGCTCTGGTCGTGACACAGATGCCCGGCGGCACTGTGGACTGGGTTGCAGTTGGCAGCGCGGCTATTGTGGCAGGTGTTGCGTCCCTTGGTACCAGCCTTGCCGGCCTGCCGGAACTGGAGAAAGGAGATAAGGCTTAATGGGATTCTGGGAATGGATGGGGTTTGAGAATCCAAGGGATTCTCCCAAAACAGAACAGCCAAAAGAAGGTCTGCCGAAGGTCACGGATAACGTCCGCGATTCCGGGCAGACCTTTGTGTTTGGGCGTTCCAATGCCGGGGAGCAGGTGGATGAGAAAGCCGCCATGCAGATCCCGACTGTGTATGCCTGTGTTCGTCTGCTGGCGGAGTCCATTGCGGCACTGCCGCTGCATCTCTACCGGGTGACAGACGATAATGGAAACAAGGAAAAGGCGCGGGATCATCCGCTGTACAAGATTCTGTATCGCCAGCCCAACCCGGAGATGACATCCTTTGTCTTCTGGGAAACGCTGATGACCCATCTGCTCCTCTGGGGCAACGCCTACGCACAGATCGTCCGGGATGGCAAGAATACGGTACTGGGTCTGTATCCGCTTTTACCGGAAAATGTCGAAGTCGACCGGGATGAGAGCGGCGAGCTCTACTATATCTACCACGCATACACGGATGAAGTTCCGGGAGAGCAGAATAAAGACCTCTACTTCCGCCGGGACGAGATCTTCCATGTGCCGGGACTGGGCTTCAATGGTCTGATCGGTTTCTCACCGATCGCCATGATGAAGAACAGCCTCGGCACTTCCATTGCCGTGGATAAGTACGGTTCTTCTTTCTTCAAGAACGGCGCACAGCCCAGTGGTGTACTGGAACATCCCGGCGTTGTGAAAGATCCGAACCGTATCCGGGATAGCTGGGAAGCGGCTTACGGTGG